TGTCAGAAGTCCTATCTGGGTTCTAGCCAGTACGCGGTGGGGTAAGCGCCGCATAAAACGCCGAGTGCGTCAGAGTTATTTATATTTTTTCTCAACAATTTACGGACCAGTAAATATCATCATGCATAGCATGGATCTAGTGAATCAGGGCAACGACCTCCGCAATCAGAAACAGTATGAAGCCAGCCTCAACTGCTATGCCCAGGCCTTTGTGCTGGACAGAGCCAACGGTTCGGCCTGGAACAATTACGGCAACGTGCTGAGAGAAATTGGTTATCCCGATCAAGCCATACCTTTCCTGGAGATGGCCTTGCGGCTGGATCCTCTCAGCACTGTCAGTCAGTTCAACCTGGCTGTGTGCCATTTGCTGTTGGGTGATTATGCGCGAGGTTGGCCCGCCTACGAGAGTCGTTGGAATTATGAGCATCTGGCTGGTACGCTGCCCAATCCCGATGCACCCAGATGGCAGGCCCAGGATCTCCGGGACAAGACCATCTTGGTCATAGGCGAACAGGGCCACGGAGACTGCATACAGTTCAGCAGATTTTTGGGCGATCTACATCAACGGGGTGCTCACATACATCTGCAAGTGACCGATGGATTGGTGCCCCTGTTCCAGGGCAGCCCCATACTGCGCTCAGTCACTGGCTATCAAGACCCCTATCCCACGGTGGACTTTTGGTCTCCCATAATGAGTCTGCCCAATTACCTAGGTATCACTTTGGATCAACTGGCCCGGCCGGTCAGCTACATTGGGGCTCGCGAGGACCTGGTTATGTCCTGGCGCGACAGACTGGGCAGCAAGACCAAACTGAGAATAGGCTTCAGCTGGAGTGGGCGCCGCGATGCTTGGTTGAACCAACACAAGGGCATGCCGTTTGATGTGATGTGCGATCTAATCCTACGCAACCCCCAGTACGAGTGGATCAATCTCCAGATCGACGCTACCCCTCAGGAAGAAGAGATCCTAGCGGGATTGGGTGTGATCAGATTTCCCAACAGCATCACGGGTTTCCATGACACCGCGGCCTTGATCCAGCACATGGATGTGGTACTCAGCGTAGATACCGCCATAGCTCATCTAGCAGGTGCGTTGGGTCGACCCACATGGATCATGCTGCAAAAATTTGCCGTGGATTGGCGCTGGCTCTTGGATCGATCAGATTCGCCTTGGTACAGCACAGCTCGACTGTTCCGCCAACCAGATTTTGATGACTGGGCCAGCGTTACAGATCAGATCAGCCGATACCTTAGCTGGTTCAAGGTATGAAACGCAAGCCCGGCACCATGATGGCCGCTGGAGACATAGTGCGGCGGCCCACGGATCGGGCCCACGGCGTGGTAGAATCAAAACAGGGCATATGGTCCGTGCGGGTCAAATGGCCCAGCCGGGCTGTGGTTTAGCTGGTTCTCTTACGGCAACGGTCGCCGTGTCGATCGTACCAACCCTGAGCTATGTCACGATCACAATGCGGGCAATGAATTTTTTCACGCTTGCGGCCTCGAAGTTTTTCAGCTACTGCTTTCTTTTGATCTTCGGTCCAAGGTTGGCGTTTAGCCCGGATTTGTCGCATGTGTTCGCGTCGTTCCTCAGTCCACACGACTTTTTTCATAGGATTATTATCCCCTTGCATGTGGATTCTATTTTTCTCACCTATCTTTTTTTTGGTTTCTTTAGAATGTGTTTTGCCATACATAGGATTGTTTGATCCAGATTTTAGTGTAGACATCAGAGCCCGATACTCTGGAGTTTGATTTTTAGAATTAACTTTTGGCTTGCCTTTTTGAGACCGGCTTAGATTCTTTTTATGTTCTTCGCTCTTAGGCTTATCCTTGTGGAATTCTCTGATCTTACGTCGGCTTTCTTCAGTAGGTATGATATACCCCGCAACATTTTGGTTGATCCAGCGATCATCTTCCAATACCCGGCATCTGCGTAGAACTCTGGTTTCCCATGCTATCGCCTGTTCTCGGGTTTCAAACACTCGCCGCACCTCAACATCAAAACTGTCTCGGCCAGTCTCTTCGATTAGCTGTTGTACTTTTGGGCTGCTAGTAAAGTAATGGTACCAGAGATCCTGTTCAGGCTCTACTTTATTAGCACTGCGTACACCGTAATATACGCGATTGGTTGGTCTATGTCGTATCAGATATGTGTAAGGCTTCATATTGTTATTTAGTTAGATGCAGCAATATCACCTAGCTAACATAACATTTTTAGACAAAATAGTCAACAAAAAACCCACCGAAGTGGGTTTCTTGTTTGTTGCGTAGAACTGTGTAATCTCACGAAAAACTGAGATTCGAGACTGCTATCTCGCCAACATAGTCGCCCGCGTTACCGAACGAACTTGCGGTGTTGGTCAGTTCCACGTAGCCGTAACGTGTCATAAAGCTCACGACGGGTTCAAACGTGGTCGGATCCAGCACAACACCTGAGCTCATCAGCGGAATGTAGGGGCAGTAGAATGCCGCTGCATCAGCTTCCGAAGAACCTTTGTAACCAACCAGCACGCTTTGAGTGTCGCTGGCGTAGCTGTCGCAGAACACGCGCATGGCGCCATTCAGCGTGCCCACAAACTTGGTGTTGGTGGGTGCTTCAAAGGTGCCTTCGGTGGTACGTGCGAATGCCGAAGTGGTTGCGCTCTGCAGCACTGTGAGTGCGGCCGAGCTGACCACTGCCCAGTTACCTGCGCCACGACGTGTGCGCTGGGCGATCAGGTTTGCCACGCGGTTGATCAGAACGGCCAGTGCGGCGTGTTCGTCACCAACGTAGGTAGCAGTACCCGAAACGGTAGCTTGGTTGTAGGTAAACTCTGTAGCAGCCAGAGTGCGCAGGCTCAGCAGGATCTCTTGGTCAATTTCAGCCGTGATTTCCTGGGCCAGTGCTGCCATGATTTCAGCTTCAACGTCAATGCCGTGCATGGCTTGCGCATCTTGTGCAGCTTCAAACGTCCAACGAGCCTGCAGCTTGCGGGTCTTGGCTTCAACCGCTTGCTTCAGGATCTGCACGCTGATCTGCTTACCGCCCGTGCCTTCCATGGTCGCTGTGTTGCCACCAGTGTAGTTGGTAGCAGTGCTGGTGCCTTGGGGAACAGTTGAGTACGCAGTGGCGATCGTGAACGGGCTCAATGCTTCTTGACCTGCGGTCACGCTGGTAGCAGCGGCCGAAGTGTCAGTCAAGCTCTGGGCGTAACGAACGCGCAGCGTGTGGATCTGACCCACGGGACCGGTCATGGGCTGTACACCAACCAGCTCATTAGCGATAACGGTGGGCATCACACGTCGGATCACCGGCAGAATAACACGATTCAGCGTGGCGATGTTGCCCGAAGCGGTTGAACCGCTGCTGGCACTTTCTTTCAAGTAGCGTCGGGTGTTCTCGAGGATCACCTTCATGCTGTTGCGGCGTGAACCATTGAGACCTTCAAGCAGGGCCTCTTTGGTTTCATCCCAACGACCTTCAAGTAGTTCTTGTGACATTTTTATGTGTCTCCTTTATTTTAGCCCTGCCAGACGTCGGAAGTCAACGATTTGATCGTCAACCTGAGGTTCAGTCTTAGCAGTTTGTTTATCACCAGTATGTTCGGTTTTGGCTTCCACGATCACCTTGGCAGCTTTCGCAGAACGGTCTTCCATCACAGCTGGTAGATACTTGTCAAAAGCGCTCTTCAAACGCGGGGTCTGAACGCTTTCGAGCAAATTGCGCATGATCTCGGCCTTCTCTTTGTTGAGGGGGCCCAGCAGTTCGGTCATGATCGCATCGCGCTCACGCCCTTCCTGTATCACTCGCAGTTCGCGGTTCTTTGACTCAACGAGAACTTTGGCTTTCTCAGTGAGTTCGATCGCTTCGGCCAATTTCTTGGTTTTGTCAGCGACCAGGTCTTTGAGCTTGCGCACTTCGGCCTTCTCATTGAGATGAGTAGCACCAAATTCAGCAGCGTAGGCTTCAAAGATACGACGACCAAAATTGTTCTCGCGAGCAATCTTGATATCTTCTTGCAGTTGAGTCAGTTCGTCCCTGAGATGCGAGCTAACAGCTTGACCCAATTTCTTTGCACTTTCCTTCACAAAGCGGGCCTTGAGCGCCTCCAACTTGCCACGGGCTTCACGGACCAAGCGCACTTTGGTTTCCACCACATCACGCTTGTCACGGGCAAATTCTTGGATCTCTTGAGCAAGAGCATGCACCACGAAGTTTTCCAGCTTTTGCATACCTTCGGTGTGAGTCTTGCGGTCTCGACGCAGTTCGCCCAGTTCTTCTGCCAACTTGGTCATCATGAAAGAGTTGAACTTGGTAGCTGATTCTTTCATCTTGACTTGGAACTTGACTCGATCTTCCGCCAATGACTGCTTTTCAGCTGCCACGGCCTGGATCTCTGCATTTAGACCTTCTGTTACCATGCGATCTAGGGCTTCAACCATCACAGTTTTGTCATGCTGGTAGCGTTGTGCAAATTCCTCGCGGAGCTCTGCACGTACCTGTTCACGGGTCTCATTGAGCTTGGCATCCCAGGCTTCATTGATCTCCTTTCCCATTTCTTCGGTGATCAGGTTGCTATCAAGCAGCGGTTTTATAGCGTCAAACATGCTTGGTTTCTCCTTAGATTTTGAGATCCTTGATCAGGCGTTTGACTTCCTGAGCAAGATATCTCTGTACCCTGTCGCCTTCGCCCGCCTCACGAGCCATCTCGATCAGCTTGTGACCGTGTTTCATGTTCATGAGTCCTTCGTATATCGCTTGTGGATATGCGTTGGGTGCGCTTGGCTGTGCGACAACATCAATAGTGACTATTTCAAAGTCACTAACATGTCCTGTTCTGTCATCAACGTTACCGCTGCCGCGGCTGCTGACTCCCAGTTTGACCCCGCTCTGCAGCAGTGTCTTGATCAACTCTCCCATGGGTGTGGGCAAAATTTTCAGTTTGCCACATCCTGCATTGCCATCCATCCACATGCCCTCAACTGTGTGACACACACGATCAAGATTGATCTTGAGATCATCGGGATGGTCCACTTCACCCAGCACGGAGTGTCCGTTGCGGATCTGCTCATTGATCGTTTCTACCGCCTTGGTAATTTCATGCCGGGGGTAAACACGTTCATTGGCGTTCCGCTTTTCTCCTTCTATGCAGATGCCCTTGAGATAGAGATTCTTGCCTTTGCCAGCCGCATCGTCTTCGGTAATCACTTCGATGCGGGCCTGGCTAAAGGTAAGATTTTCTCTGAGATACTTGGATGACATTCCCAATTAGCCCTTGCGACCGCTGGGCAGCGGGCTCTTGGTGTTGACACCACTGGCCTGGCTGGTCACGGGTTTGGGAGCTGCTTTTTGGTCTTTCATCCCAGTTCCAGCTTTGTTTTGGAAGTCGGTGATCAGGTCCTTGGCATCAGGTGCCTTGCGACCTTTTTCTTCCGCAGTGTCAGTTTTCACGGGCTTGCTGGCCATGCCAGCTGCACCGCTGTTAGCGGCCACTGTGGACTTTTTGTTGACCGAACCTTCTTCGCTGGTTGTGGGTTTGGGGGCTGCTTTGAGATCCACACCTTCTTCCATCATGCCAGCTTCAGGCATCATTTCTTCGGTGTCGTCCATCTCGATGGCATCACCACCTTCATCGGCAGCCATGTCATCACCGTTGTCCACGCTATCACCGCCCATCAGCTGTTCAAATTCAGCCATGAGTTCGTCCAGCTTGTCTTCAAGATTCATGATGTCGTCTTTGGTAGCGGGTTCATCGCTGCCGCCTTCGGCACCCATTTCAAAATCTTCTTCGCCTTCTTCTTCACCTTCCATGTTGATGTCGCTTTCTTCTTCCATCTCGACTTCGTCGATTAGGTCGTCGGCAGCATCACCACCCATGGCACCTTCTTCCACTTCTTCTTCGGCGGATTCGTCCAGTTCTTCTTCTTTTTTGGATTCGTCCAGTTCTTCTTCAGCTGCTTCGTCCAGTTCTTCTTCAGCTGCTTCGTCCAGTTCTTCTTCCTCTTCGGCTTTGGCTTCCTCGGCCATGAGGTTTTCGTAGATCTGGCGGCTCTTTTCTACCACGATCTCATGAAAAAGCTCACGAGCTTTTTGTTCTTCGTTATTGATCACGTATTCGATCAACTGTTCAAATCGGTTCATGAGGGATACTCCTTGTAAGGTAAAGTGTAGTTTTATTTACAAGGCCACCTGAAAAACAGGTGTTTTACCGGCCAAAAAAGGCCAGTTTTAGACTGCGGGGGCGGGAGCAGGGGCGTACTGCTTGCGGATCTTGGTCAATTTTTCTTTGAATTCCACAGATCGCACATCATTCATGCGGCGCAGTTTGTTGAGTTGACGCAGCGTAAGGCGGGTTTTGCGCAGATCTTTGATGGTGGTCTGGCTGTTGTCCTGACTGAGATCTTGGTAGGCGCTGGGCTGCTGCTGCCATATTTCAAAAAGGTTCATATGGTATTTATACCCCCGGGGCTGTGGGCGTGGCCGAGGCCGGTAACACTCCTCCGGGTGCAGCAGCAGCGGCGCCCGCGGCGCCGGCTTCTGGCCCAGCTTCAGGTCCAGGAGCGGGTTCAGCCAATTCTGCGCCTGCAGCCAGATCGCTTTCGATGCCGCTGGGTGTGATGCCCACGGCACGCAGTCCTGCTTGGGCCTGGGCATTCATTTCAGGCTCATCCCTCTCTTCGGCCCACAGTTCTTCGTTGCGCTGTATTTCAGCTTCGCTAAGTCCGAGGTAACGTTCCAAAAGGAATCGCTTGCTCATGTAGGGCAGTTGTTCCAGTTGGCTAAACGCGGTGATCCTGGCATTGTCCAGTTCTCCCTGGCGATAGCTGGCAAAATTTTGGGGTTCGGTAAATTTGAGATTGAACAGACCGCTGTCGATGTTGAAACCGCGCCACTTGAGAAACATCTTGAACTCATCGTCCAGAACCTGACCCACCAAGGCCTGTAGGCGTTCGCAGTATTTGTTGAATCTATATTCCTGTATCAGTGCTGTGCCAACCTTGCCGTCGGTGAACGCACGATCCGAATCATCAGGTCCGGTAGGTAAGTAGCTGGATGGTACCCGCAGTCCCCGGGCCATCTTGTTGTTGAAGTATTTGAGATCGTCGATCTCGCCCAGATTCTGTCCACCCTGTAGTGTATCTACGCTGGAGCCACGTCCCTCCGCTGTGACTGGGAAAAAGTAATCTTCGTTGATGCTGAGTGGGTTGTAGCTGGCATCCATCATGTTGGCGCCACCGCCCGTGACAGTGGGTATACGCCGCTGGTGCATTTCGTTCTTGACTCGTTCCACGAACTGCATGGCCAGGTGACTGGGCATGTTGCCCACGTCAATCTTGAAGATCCTGCGTTCCGGGGCTCGACTCACCCGGTAGATCAACACCGAATCTTCCAGCAGCTCTTTCTGCTTGAACACCTTGTAGATCTGTTCCAGGATCGAACGTCCAAAAGGCCAAAACACATCCAGACCTTCGTTGAGACTGAGATGTACCACATGTTTGGCATCGATACAGGTCTCGTTCATGGCAGTCATGAATCGGCTGTTGCCCACACCACCACCCACACCACCGTTGGGCATGGTGTAGTTGGCTGATCCAGATATAGTACCAGTAACCGGATTGGTCATGTAGTCCGTGGTGGTCTTCTGGGCTATGGAAAGGCTCTGGAAGTTGGGGTTGATGTCTCGGATCACATACTGCTCGGGACGCTTGCCTTCGCTTTCGTTCACGATGATGCGCATGACCTTGCTGGAGTCTACCCAGTACATCTCAAAGGTTTCTGGGTCGCGCACAAACACCTGATCGCCGTATTTGATACAGTTGCGGAACAGCTTGAACATGCGCTGATCCAGCTTGTTGAGTTTGACCCACTGTTGGAGCTGTTTGGTTATGATCTTGACTTCGTTGTCAGTGGGCGTGTTCTTGTAATCGATGTCAAAGGGCGTGCCGTTGTCCTGATTACGCTGGGTGCTGAATTCTGCTATGATGTCAAGGCAGGCATTGACTTCGGAATCCATGTCCATGTTTTCGTACTGATTATAACGTTCGATACGATTGGGGTGACCCGAATACACTTCAGGCAGGCGGCTGGCATAGTTGCGGAAGGTAAAATCCGCATGCCCCGTGCCCTCTTCATTGCGACCGTAGCCCGGGAGACCAAACTGATTGCTACCAGAGATAGGACTCTGGATGCCCGAATAGTCCGCCACGCGGAAGTATTTTTTCCAACCTTTTTTGTTTTCTGCCATGATCGCTTATTTACCCTTAGCTGCCCGCATAGCGGGCAGTTTTCTCGCTGGCCGACGCGGTGTTCCTGCTGGCCGCTTCAATACGCTCCAGTATGTCTGTGCTGACCTGCTGGCCTTCTACCAAGGCCGACAGCACGTCTTTCAGCGTGACCAGGGTCTGTCCCAGACTGCTGTCCAGTTTGATCTCTACGGGCACCTGCTGATCTTTGAGCGGAATAATGGCTTCGGTGCCGTGCATGGTGAGATTGGGTTTGTAGCCCGATTGTGGTCCTGACAGCACAGCACCATCTTGAGCAAAAGACTCTCTGGCTAGCCCTACAATCGTAGGAGCACGATTACCCACTTGTTTATACCATAAACTATTTTCAAGTCCGGACGCGATGGCTTCGTTGTTTTTGCTTTCAACAGCTTTTTTTGTATTTGTCCATTTTGAAAGCCAATTGTACCCCATGTTGAACGTTAGATCAGTGAATGCAGCCTGACCCAACGAAGTCATATCTCTGAAATTAGGTGTATTAGATTCCGCAGCAGATTTGTGGTGTTTATAGTCTTTTTCAAACAGTGCCATTACTTCTTCATTGCTAAATGTTCTATTCCACTCCGCCGGTAAAGTCTTTCCGTCACCGATCAGATGGCCAATGCCCACGGTCCAAAGTCCCTCACTATCTTTGTATGGTTGGTTTCTTATACCCTCATGTTGGATGATCATTTTTTTGATGTCTTCTTCAGACATAGTTTTGCCCAAAGACACTTTAGCAGACTTGGGAGGGGGACTGTCATTGGGAGTTTTGCTAACATTTCCATCTTGGCCTACCCGTGCAGTACCAGGACCTGGCGCTGCGGGTGCTGCGGGGGCTGCTGCAGGCGCTGCCGCCGGTGCGGGTGCTGCTGCCGGTGCAGGTGCTGGAGCGGGTGCTGGTCCAGCGGGGGCTGTGGCGCCGCTGGCAGATTTTGCACGAGCCTCTTCTCTTCGTTTGAGAGCTCGTTGTCGTTTGTCGTTTTCGCGAGCAGCGATTACTGCAAGGCCAGCCTGGGCCGCTTCGGCTGCGGCCTTGCTTGCGGCCTGTTTCTGTTCTTCGGTAGCTCCTGGTTGCTTGGCTGCTTCTGCCAACTCCACTGCCTTGGCCGTGGCTGTGTCTGCTGTTTTCTTTTTTTCTGTCACAGTGTCCACCGCTGGTCCCGTAGGTGCCGAGATTTTTTTACCAAACAGTCGCTCTATCTCCTTGGCCACATAGTCAACGGCCCCTACCAGTTTGATCATGTTCTCAGTGGCGGGTTTGATACCCTTGGCTATAAAGTCCTGTGTCTGCAGATTCGCATCCTGTTGCAGCTTCTTGGCTTCAGCTATGAGTTTGTCTTCTTGTGTAACACCTTCTTTGCGTTTGTCGCGATTTTTTTCTGCTTCTTTTTCAGCGTCTGCAAAGCCCTTTTCATTGGCCAGGCGCATTTTGTTCATGGAATCGACGCCGAGACCAAAATTAATACCAAGTCCTTGAGTCTGATAACCTACTTCTTTGGCATAGTCCGCACCGGCCTTGGCATACTCGTCACCCATCTTAGACGCTTTGACAGCACCTGATTGTATACCATCTGAGTATTCTTTCATGCTCATATTGACACGGCCGCG